CAAGCTCTTTTTGACATCGAAAGTGAAGAGAATCTGGATAACTATATTGGGCTATTCAAGGATAATATTCTTCCGGCAATCCAAGAAGCGGAGAATGAAGCTAAGACTACGGCTGAAACGGCCGCTGTCGCCGCTTATGAAGCCAAGCATGGGTTGAAGGATGGTAAACCGGTAGAAGATCCGGATAAGAACAAGAAAACGGAAGAAGAGCTGTTGAAGGATCTTAGCCCGGAACTGAAAGCTTATCTGGAAAGTATGAGGAAGAGCGTCGATGATATGGCTAAGAAGGTGGGCGATTCCATTACCAACTCGGCAAACGAGGCTAAGAAAGAAACAGTCCGTAAGCAGTTGAAAGATGCTGGTCTTCCGGATAACTGGCTGGGACGTGTGGACTTGGCTTCGGAAACCTCTATCGAGGATCAAATCAAGGAGCTTTCCGAAGAGTTTACCGGAATCCAGCAAAAGGCGATCGATGATGCCGTGGCCCGTGGTGATTACGCTCCCGGTTCCGTGAATCTTCCGGAGCGTTCCGAGGCGGATTGGGCGAAGCTGATGGATCAGGATGCCGACAAGAGCGCAAATAATCCCGGTGTGGTGAACCTGGGTATTGAATAATCCAAGAAAAGTGTAACGTTATGTACAGAAAAAGAGAAAGAGAATTCCAGTATCCTCCCGGAATTGAAAAGATTATTGAGGATGTGATCGGCGGTGGGACGATTGACCGCCGGGATTTGCGGAACGCTTTGTTCAATGGCAAGTCGTTGGACGAGCTTCCTCCGATCGTGATCGTGGTGAAAGATCCGGAAACGGGGCTGTATCATGTATTGAAGACGGCGATGGCTTCCGATGCTGGCAATGAAACTACTTATAAGGTGTCTAAGAATCATCTGTTTGGTGTGGGTGACTTCGTGACGATTGGTGGAGCTTTGACAGGTGCGTCCGATAAGATCACGGCTATTGATAAGAGTAATGCGGAGTTTGATACGATCACGTTGGAAGCGACTATCGGTGCTGCCGCAAAAGGTCAGGTATTGGTTCAGGCTAAAGACAAACAGGCTGCGAAAGCCGCCAAGTTGCCTTATGATGGCGAATTGGTTGTCACGATGAATAAAGTCGACTTGACTGTAGCCAACCAGCAGTCTGGGTTATTGGTAAGAGGTACGGTAAACGAATCCTGTATGCCGTTTCCGGTAGATAAGGACTTGAAGGCATTAATGTCGTTTATCCGTTTTGTGTAATCCATTAAAATCAGATATATGGAAAGAAGTTTAATTAAGCAAGTGAATAAAAAGAACATGGCGGCCCGTTTGAATACCCGTCATGTGAAACCGGTTGTCTTCCCGAACTTCTTCGGGGTGAAAAGAAAAACCTCGTTGAAGTGGGAGACTCTGACCGGAGAGAAAGGCGCTCCGGTAATGGCAGACGTGATCTCTTTCGACGCTTCCGCACCGCAGAAGACCCGTGAGGTGATCAGCAAGCTGTCCGGCGATATCCCGAAGACAGCCGTCAAGCGTGGCATGAACGAGAGCGATTACAACGAGTACAAGCAATTGGAACGTGACGCGCAAGGTGACGCGGACCAGTTGGCATTGTTGAATCTGGGTTTCAAGGATCAGGATTTCGTGTATAACTCCGTCCGTGCCCGTTTCGAATGGTGGTGTATGCAGCTCATGAGCCGTGCGGGTTTCCATTTGTCGGCAAAGAACAATGGCGGTGTCGTTACGGCTGAGTTTGTCGGTTGCGGTATGCCGAAGAAGAACCAGCGTAAATCTACTACGGACTGGAGTAACGCTACAACGGCCAATGGATTGCAGGATATTGAGGATACGGTTGTGGCCGCTTCTGCCGAAGGGGTGACGATCCGTTACGTTGTAATGCACGTGGCTGATTTCTCTTTGCTGAAGAAACAGAAATCTACGTTCGACACGTTAAAGGCATGGGTTAATTCGTCCTCTAAGATATTGGTGACAAAGAATCTCATCAACGAGTATCTGGCCGAGCAGGAGATCCCGGTGAAGATCATTACCGTGAACCCGGCTGTCCGTATCGAGGATAGTGCCCATCGTCGTAAGACGATCAATCCTTGGGAGCGTAAGCGTGTATGCTTCTTGGAGGATTTGAAGGTGGGTGACATTCAGCATGGGCCGATCGCCGCCGAGTCTTCTGCTACCTTGCAGAAAATCGCTCTCATGGTTAAGCAGGATTGGATCTTGGTAACCAAATGGTCTGAGCTGGAACCGTTCAAGGAATGGACGAAAGCGGAAGCGAACGCTATTCCTGTCGTGAATGATCCGGATGCCATGTTCATCATGAAAGTGGATGGGAAGGATTGGAACGCTTCCGAGGATACCGAGGGTACGGATGATATCCCGGCGACATTCTTGGGTGAAACCATCGAACCGGAGGATCAAACGATTCAGGATACTGAAAACGGAGAATAACAATCATGGCTAAGACGATTCGAGATACGATACTCGCTTATCCCGGTCTGGCTGACTGTGAAGATTTTTTGGATAACGTCGTTTTGCCGGGACGCGGTTTTGAAGGTACAGAAGATAGTAAGACGATCGATATCCAAAAACAAAAGCTGGTGGCCGCCGACCTTTATTCCATGGTCGGCGGTCTGCCGGATTTCACGGAAAACAAGCTCTCCATCACGTATCCCCGTGCATGGTATGATGCTACGGCGAAACGACTATACCGGGAGGGAGGAGAACCGGAGAAAGCGGAATTGATAGGCAATAAGATCGAGGTACCCAAAGGAAGGGCGAGAAACAGATGGTAAAGCGATATTCACATACAGCGATAGTGACGATTCAATCCTGCCAATTAGCCAAAGGGGAATGGGTTGCCGGTAAACCGACGGAAATAGAGGTCACTGGGCAATACTACCCGTCCAATAGTGGACAGCAGTTGAAGCGGAACGTCGATGGAAGAGAGTTCATCGTGCATGGTGAGTTTTCGACCAAAGCCCGTCCTGTGGAAAACGCGAAGCATATCCGGATTGATAGTATCGCTCTCGATGTGGATATCATTAGCTGGGAACCGTTTCAGACTCACTCTGTAATCTATGTGTAGCTTATGGCAAGGAAAGGTGGTTTGACTCCAATGTGGAGTGATAGGGAAGTAGGGCGTTGGTTCGATTACTATGTGGATCGGGCGGAAGAGCGGATATACAAGTTATTGCAACGTGCCGGGGAAGAGTTCGTGAAGATCGCTCGAAAAAAAGGGAACTATCAGAATCATACCGGCAATCTTCGTAGTTCAATCGGCTATGTGATCATTAAGGATGGCGATATATTGACCGAGAACTACGAGTTGTCAGATGAGAAAGGTACCGATAAACATACGGGATTGAGAGAGGCTAAAAGGCTCGTATCAGAATTACTTCCCCTTTATAAGAATGGCTGGGTATTGATTGGTGTAGCCGCTATGCCTTATGCCAAGTATGTGGAAGCAATCGAAAATCTGGATGTTATCTCTGTCGCCACGGAACATGCCGAGGATTGGATCAAGAAACAGAGTCGAACGTTATTTGATAAACTCGCTGAGAAAGGATATTGAACATGGCAGATCAGTTTGATATAGTGGATATCGTATATAATGCGGTTGAGCCGGCGAGTACGGGCTTTATCCTGTATAAGGATCAATCCGGCGATGGCGAGAAAAGAAATCATATCACGATCCGCTCTCTGGCCTTGAATGGGAAAGATTATGTCAACAAGGGATCGATAAATATCAATATCTTCGTCAAGAGACCCTCGAAAGGCGTATCGGATCGACAGTTGATGATAGAGACCGTACGAGGCGTGAGGTTCGTGTTGCGGGATATCAAGCCGCCGTTGGGGATGTATTGGAAATCTCGGATCGTCTGGTCTGAGCCTATGGGCGAGGCCAAGGATGGCTTCGATTGTACGAATATTAGATTAGAGGTTATAACAGAATTAGATTAGTGATATGGAAAGAAGTTTAGCGCTGGATGTGGCGTATTTAGGAGTTGCGGAACCCGGGGATGGCGTGGCCGGTACCGAGTTCACCCAATGCGTTGACGTGGATACGGTGACGTTCAATTTCTCGGACGCCAAGGAGCTTAGTTTTACGTCCATGGGACATGAGGATCCTTGGGCGGTGGTGAGTCGGAAAGGAGATCCTTCCAGTATAGAGTTCACTATCCCTTCTCCTACGAGCGACGAGATGAAAATGTTTTGCGGGGGAACCGTTTCCGGTGATAAATGGGAGGCTCCCTTGTCTACGCCCTCGATATTGAAGACGATCAGGCTACAGAGCCTGCCGTACCAAGGTAAGTTCACGGAATATGTCTTTGTCAAGTGCTCTGTGTTCGGGAAGATCAGCCAAGCCCCGGATAAGGAGAATTGCGATCTCTTATTGGTAAAGGCCACGATCATGACACCGGTATCTGCGGCTGGCAAACAAGCGTCCCCGTATAGCAGGGCGGTGAAGGCCGTATCGGAAGACACGGAATGATGTTTTTTGTTTAGGTTGTCTAGAGCCTCGGTTTTTGCCGGGGCTCTTATATTTTAGAGGAAAATCATGAGCGTAAAGCGAGCACTACAGATTGAGAGCGACGTGGTGACAAGTCGGTCAGTCGTGATTCCTTTCGAGTTCAAGCCGGAGACGATCCCGGCGGGTAAGAACGTTGGTGATAGTATCGTTATCACCCCGATCACGGTAAGGACCGGGTTTAGGATACGGCCGTTACTCTTGCGGATTGACAAGGCGGACAAGGATGCTATCGTGGCTCATAAGGATGTTACGTTTGATAGTGTACTGTCGGAGTTGATGGCGAAATATGACGAGTTGATCTTTGAGATCGTATGTTTGGGTATCCATAACAAGAAAGGGGACATGCCCGCTTGGTTCCGGGAGGTACTGAAAGACAATTGTACATGGGAAGACCTGTATATCCTTTTGAACGCTATCCTCTTTCGTCTGGGTTGTAACCCTTTTTCTCGTACTATCATAGCTTTGGAAGCTGTGAGCCCGTTAAGCGAAGAGGAGATAATAGCCCTTCAAGAAAACAACGAGACTTGGGTAGGTCGGAGCCGGTGACGCAAAGTAGCTTCATGTTCCTTGTGCTATGTAACGAGGCGTTCGGGTATACGCATGAGCGGACATTGGACAGCGATCTGGCGCTTGTCATGTCCATGCTACGGGAACATGGTTACTTGGTGAACGACCGGAACAAATCACTGCTCGTGGACGATGATGAATCCGGGGATAATCATGGCGAGTGGGTCGAGGTAATCGATTTCGATACGGGAAAAAAGAAAAGG